GGATTTTCTAACCTCACAACTCTTCTAAATTAAACACATATTTAAAAATCAACCAATTCATATGAGAAAAATCAATAAGATATCGAATAGAAACCATTTCAGAGTTTATGAAACTCTAACAGTGGCAATACCAGATCCGGAGGGAGCATTCTTCCTTGATGAGTTACAGGATGAAACTTTATTACCTAAAACTGTTTTCAATAACACAGATGTTGATTTTACATCTTTCTCTTGTAGAAATGGACATTTTCAGATTGATGCATTGACAAAAGATATAATTTCATTTCTATCTTTGAATCCAAATATCATGAAGATAAACCTTATAAAGTTGAAAGATTATAAAAATGATCAATTTAGTTCCATCTCATATTTCCCAAAAACAAAGGTTTCTATCAAGCAATTTACATTACACTTCATATTTTACCCACCTTTACCACCAAGGAGAAGGGAACAAAGAGAAGAAAGAAGAATTACCATTAAATCTGTAGAACCTGTAGACCTCAACAATTCACAATCAGAAAAGAATCTCCTCGTTCAAAAGAATACTGTGTTACAAAATAGAGTTTACAAGTTGGAAATGAAACTTTACGAACTCCATGAAAAGTTTTCAGTTGTTTCCAAAAAGTATGAAAACTCAAAATTGGAATATCACAAGTTAAAAACTACTTTGAATGAGATCCAAAAGAAGAAAACACCAAATCCTTCTGCAACAGTTCAAAGATCTTATCAACATTCAGATGATTCTTTGGACAGACATAAATCTTCTGACAAATTAGATTTGGAGACTCTTGAAGAAATTGTCATCAGATTGATGAATAATCAATCAAAAAGGACAAAACTCAATGAACCAAACAACACAAATGATCAAGATAAATAAATATGAAGTATAATACTCAATTTTAAAATTGAGTATTAATATTCTTCAACACTTTCTGATGATGAATCATCATTTTCTTCCTCTTTAATTAGTTCATCTAGTTTACCAATGAAGTCAACTGTTTCTATAAAATCCACCTTCTTGATGAATTCTTCTGTGAAGCAATTCTTCAACCTTTCAGGTAATTCAAAGGTTCTCCAAAACCCGTTTAAAAATAAATGATTATAAATAGGATGATTATTTATCTCTAGATTACTAACTTGCATAATTGTTAATAATTTATTTATACATAACTTTCTTTTGAAATCTTTGATATTCTTGTCAACTTCTTTATCACCTAGGTATTCCATGTTTGGCAAAGTATATTCTTTATTCACATTACCTACTAACATGTTCATGTTAAATTTACAGTATTTATCCTCGAATATACCTTTGAAACCAGTTAATTTATTTATTAGTAACCTATTTAATATTTCAAACTTAACTTCAGTTGTAATACCCCATTTTGACTTATTATCAACCTTTTTAAGTATTTCGAAAAAGTTCCAGTATGTACGTCTACCACCTTTAATAATGTGATTCTTCTCTTTTAACCATTCTTCAAAAATGTATCCAATAGAAATTCTACAGCATCCTTCGTAAAATATACAAAAAAGCATGTCTTCCTCTTTGATATCAGTTACATAATAACTTTTTATTCCTAGAAAATCTGAATACATTTCATTTAAGAAAAGTGGGAAACTATTGCTGTTCCAGCAATTTAAAATTAATGAGTAATCCCTGAAGTCACCTAATTGTTTTAAATCTGATTTAACCTTAGTTGTAATGTTTAACCAACACCTTGTATTTAGAATTATATTCTCCTTTTTCCCAGTTTTGAATTTCATCAGTGCCTGACCTTCTTTAGAGTAAATTTTCTCATTAGGTTTAACTAAGTAGTACACAGGTGCTTTATTAGTCATATCGTCACTTTTATTCCAGAAAGCAGTATTTTCTTTGACTTGAACAATGACTTCCCCCCTTGTGATTGCTTTTTCAAATATACCTTGGCCTATTTTTACACTATTAAGTCTATTTTTTATTGTTAATCTCCCTAATACCTCAACTGTAGTTAACCCTTTATTATCATTGTAAAGATCCTTTAACTTCCCTGAACAGAAATAACTTAAACATCTTGCCATATTCATAATTTCATTTAAGTTATCTGTTTTTTGATTAGTCACAATGAAAATATTTTCATTTATCCCATATTCTTGTGCTATTATTTTATCTGTAGTTTGTATCAAGGATTCACCATTCTTTTTTGTAACTTTTACGTGATAACCATAACCAACTCCCACATACATACCATTTTTTAACACAATAATAGGTATCCTAAAATCCTTTCTTTTAATTACTATTTCATTTAATTTGTTAGTTTCTTTATAGAAATAAGGTATTCTTCCTGCCCCAAAATAAACATTCCCAACTAATTGAGAATATGATATTAAGTTAAAATCAACAACCTCTGGTCTTTGTTTATTCATAATATCTTTAAACCTGTCTTTTAGTATATCAGTGTAGTTTTCGTTGTTTATCACTAAGTCATTAACAAAGAAATTAGTTTTTAATAATGGGAAATCACTTAGTAATTTACAGACAACCATTATGACTGAATTGGGTATCATTATAAAGTTCTCTTTTTTATCATTTTCCACAACATTTGCATAATTATAGGACAATTTTATATTCAAACCTTCATTAAATGAGTAGAATCTATTGTCTTTATTAATTAATAATAATTCTTTATCAGTACATTTTATGATCAGTGGCTTTAGTTTTGACATCATGGTTCCTTTAATGAATTCGTAATCTCTACTCATGTTGCTGAAAGTTAGGTTCTTTTTGTTATATCCAGATTTAATTAACATAGATTTAGTTAGGTCAAATATATAAGCTTGTGATTCCATTTTAATTTGTGGGTAAGCTTTGAAAGTCTCAGTTCCTATTAAATCCTTTTTTGAGTATTCATCAAATGAAATCTCTAAGAATTTTCCTTCTATTTCCATTGCTAATATGAGAAAAGGTTCAAATAAATCCCAATCCCCATACCTTATTCCTTTTCTAAAGACTTTTTCATATTGCCCCACAAACATCGGCATCTTTACTATCGGTTTTTCTCTATTTAATGTTATTGTTATATTATTAAATTTTATTAATTCATCTGAATAAATAACCTTAAACATCTCCAATTCAGGCGAATTTAATAACTCAAACTCTTGAGCCTCTAAGTACAAATCTTTCAACTTGATTGCTTTCCCACCCCATTCAACTAAGCTATTAGCATAACCTAATTTTCTACTATAGAGATTTCTTAAAGTACCCTGTGTCCCTTTTGATGATTTACTAGACTTTATTCTAGTCAATAATTTACTTAAGAAAGAATTCTTGTTTGTATATAATTTTAATCTTTCATTTATTATTATATAATCCTCCATTTCATCTAGATTCATAAAGTCTCCAAATTTCAATAGGTTCTTTTCGTCATTTTTTAAACTTTTCTCTGTCGGGAATCTCATTATAAAATCCCTAGTTTTAATGTTACTTGAAAATTCTTCTTCATCAATTAGAAACTCTCTATCGTAATAAACTTTTCTCTTTTTTCTATGTAAATTGTTGTGAATGTACTTCTCTATTGGAGTCATATTTTTCGTTATTTCCTCTTCTTTATCTTTCTTTGACTTAGTTTTGAATTCACTACTCAATAAATAGCTAAGCATGTTTCTACCTTTATTTAAACTGAAAACCCTCATGAAATTACTATTTAGCCCAAATTCATAGAGAAATCCACTTGGTACAAAAAAGATTCCAAAAAATTGTGGTGGTGCATTGCTCATTAGAGTCTTAATCCTAAAGTCATAAGCGCTAGCAAAATTACTAAAGAACATTAATCTATAAAGTAATTTAGAAGGCATATCATGTAAACCTGCTTCCATTAACACACCTGCTCGTTGTATTAATGTACTGTTGTACGAATAACATTTTTCCACTGCTCCTAAACTGTCAATATGCTTATTCATAGGTGATAAAACATCTACAGTTTTACTATTATTCAAAAATGTAATCTGAACTTGTACCATCTCTATGGTATTTTCACTAAAGTTATATTTGGTGAAACTTGGTGTTATAGATAACATTCTAGATAATAATAATCTTTGGCTTATACAGTACATAGGCCAAAAATATAGAGGGAATACTTCTCCTGTAGGGAAAATTATTTCATTCTTTACTTCATTATGTTTCGCAAATTTCATTTCAAGTATAATTTCTCTTATTTTTATAATATCCTTCAAATGTTCTAATTTGTTAACTACCTTTCTATTTTCATCTATCAAATTATCCAGGCATTTCAAAAATTTCCCAAATAACTCTCTATTGTATGTCATTAATAAGATAAAGCTAACAAAAAATCGTATTATATCAAAACTATCATCAGAGTGTTGTCTTGATACAGTTGTTATGAATCCAAACAACATTATGCTGTCAACTTCAATAGTCTGACCTACCAATGAATGAGATACTGTTGATTGCAAGGACATAACTCCGAGTGGGAATCCAATAAAAGATGAGAAGCAGGGATTCTTAGTGTAAGCATCAAAACCAATCTTCTGTTGATCCTTAAAGAATTTAGTGGATTCATTAAAGCTGTAATCATCGATTAATTTCTCCATTGTTACAACTTTCTGCTCCAATAAAACAGATTGCATTGTCCCGTTGTAATAGGAATCTTTTACCAAATAACTTTTATCCTTTTTCAAACCTTGAAGTATAATATCAGGAACTAAAACTTTTCTATTAAACATTGATGCAGCTGACAGTAATAACAACCTACACTGACCTTTAGTAATTAATTCTCTTTTCCACAGTACAAGAGCACTTTCCATCATAGCTTCTTGAAGAACTCTTTCACCATGTTTACTTGCATCTTCAGTAATTCCCAGGCAGCCATTAAATATGTATAACCCAAGTTTTTGAAAGTCTAAGAACTTATGGTGTCCTCCTATAGTTATATTACTATGTTTGTTGTTCTTTAAAACTTGGTTACCTATCTCATCTGCTATTTTGTGTAGTAATCTAGCTTTTGAGTCCATTACACTGAAAATTCTTTTATCTTCACCGGAAATTTGCTCTTTCTTCACTAATTTTGCCACAGTTTGTTCGTCATAGTGCATTAGGTTGTGAAGTATTTCAAATAATGCAGGCATGCTATCTTTTTCAAACATCCTAACCCTAGGGAAATTTTTATAATCATATGTAACACTAAAC